GTATTACTATACTGTACCCGTTTTGCTCTACTGTCAAGGGGTTTCCGCGACGGCGCGAGCCCCGGACAAGAACCGTGCCAAGTTTGCGGCTGATCGAGCGGATTTCGCAGGAAATCGCAGGCGAAAACAGACCCATCACCCCAGCCGATAGGCTCGAGGCGCGATCCATCATTTCGGATGCTGACGAGGTCGTGGAGTGGCGATTCGGGGAGGTGATCTGGTGGCGCGTCGAGCGGCTGGCGATCGAGCTTGCCCGCTATCACCGGGCGCACCCGGTCGATTGTTCCTTGAATGTGGATGACAGGCAGGGCAAACTGTGCCTGTAGGCCAGCGGTGCGTCGCGAAAGACGCGTCTGGCGATCCAAGCGAGACGACGGCGGCCCATTGCCTAGCGCAACTGGGTCGCTTCGGCCGCCGGGCCGTAAAGTCCTGTTCATTCAGGTGGCCCGGCGTGCGAGTTTTGGGAACGTCCCCGAGCGGACGGGGCGGCCGAGCCGTGTTGAGGCTAGATGTGCCGCCCCACTCGCCTCACGCGTCGACCGGGACGATCTTGAAGCCGTGCAGCCAGAGCCGGGCGAGGATCGCGTCGACGGCCGCGACCACTTCGGGCGTCAGATCGAGCCCGAGCTGATCGGCCACCGCCTGCAAAATGGCCTCGCGGGCGGTCAGAATCGGTAGCCGGTCAAGAGCAGGATCAGGACGACGATCAGGATGAGCCCCACGACGCCCATCCCGCCGTAGCCGGTCCCGTAGCCTGCCCGCCACGGCGCCCCTGCGTAGGGTCCGGCGAGGCCGCCGACGAGGAGCAGGATCAGGACGATCAGAACGACGATCGCGACCGGGCTCAATGCTCGACCTTCTCACCCGAGTTGGGGCGATGCGACTGCCCCGCAGGCGCGACCGCATCTCCGGGCTGCTGCGCCCGGAGCTGCTCGCCGATCTTCATGATCAAGGGATTCGCCACGTTCCAAGGGGCTTGCGATAGGATCTGAAGGAGCTGGTTCCACTCCTGCGTCTCGAGGCGGACCTCAATCATGCCAGCCTCCATGACCGTACCAGCCCGACGCCGGGACGTTGACGCAACCGCTGCTGCCAGACCCGCCAGACGCGTCGGCCCAGCAATATTCGGTCACGACGCAGAGGCCCGAGCCGCCCGCGCCGCCGACGGCGGTTGACGGCGGGGCTTGGTTGATCATGCCGCCGGAGCCGCCTGCCCCGGTGTTGGCCGCGCCGGGATTGCCGTTCGATGTCCCCGGAGCGCCAGCGACGGTGATGCTGTTGCCGCCTAAGATCGCTCCGCCCATGCCGCCAACCGGGACCGCGACTTCCAACGTCGGGAACACCTGTAGAGCGCCGGTCTGGCCGCTCGCGCCGGGGAAGGCGAGGTCGCCGATGCCGGGAACGCCGCCATTTCCGGGAGCGCCGTCGCCGCCCGGTTCAGCGTAGCCGTTGCCGTTGCCGCCAGTGCCGCCGTTGGCGACGCACAGCGCCCCGAAGCTGGTCGCCGTCCCATTGCCGCCAACCGGGATGGTCCCGCCGCTGCCGCCAGCGCCGATGGTGACGACGACGCCGCCCAGAACCAAGGACGCGGGGACCGTCTTACGCGACCAACCGCCAGACCCGCCGCCGCCGCCGCTGATGCACCACGTCGCCGCGCCCGCGTTCTGCGCCGTCCCGCCGCCGCCGCCAGCGCCATAGCAATCGGCCACGGCGAACATCAGCCCCGGCGAGGGCATGTAGGTGCCCGAGGCGGTGAAGGTCTGGACGACGATCCGCATCCCCGGAGTGGTGACGCACGGATTCGGGGGGCAAAGCGCGTTCATGCGGTCCTCGCTTCAAGCTGTTCGATGCGTCTCACCAGTTCCTTGACGGCGTTGACGAGCGCGTAGGCCAGATTGCTGGCGTTGAGGGTCCGCAGATCGTCAACCGGATTGCCGTCGATGAAGCCCGCCAGCTTGCCGACGATGCCGGGGAACACGAGTTCCGCTTCCTGCGCGACGAGGCCGACGAACTTGGTGCGATTCTTGGCCGCCTCCGCGTGCATCGAAACCTCGCCGCGTTGCAGCGCATCGTTTCCCTTGTAGACGTACTCGACCGGGCGCAGCGCGAGGACTTCCTTGAGGCCGATGGCATAGTCGCCCTCGACCGTCTTGATCCGGGCGTCCGACAGAGCGGACCACGAGCCGCCGCCGTTCTGGTAGCCGAGGCCGTTCTGCAACAGGAAATTGTGAGGGCCGCCAGCCGCCATTGCGATGTCGCCGTTGAAGGACAGCGTGCCGATGGTGCCGTTGCCGAGGACGATCGAGCCGGTGTTGCTGGTGATGTTCACGGCGTTGCCGCCGGTCAAGTTCATGCCGCCGCCAGCGCCGCATGTGATGTTGATGTTGCCGCTTGGCCCCATGGCGATGTTCGCCAAGCTGGCGACGTTGTTGAAAAAAACGGTGCTCTGCCCCTGCGCCCAGTACCATTGCGAAATCGGCCCGCCGGAACTGTTGTTCAGTTGGAAGGTGCAATTTCCGGCGGAGTATTGCTGCGCGACGATGGTGTCCTGCACTCTGACGACGCCGCCTTGGCCAGCATTGACGATCAGGCCGCCGCTCAACGTCCCGCCCGTGAGCAGCAGATAATTGGCGAGCGCCGAGGCCGCCGCGCGCGAGGTGTCGACCGGGTGGACGTGGTTGCCAGCGGACCATGCGGTGCTGTTGCCCGCGTTCGCCGTCCCGTTCATCAGCGGCAGCGCGGTCGAGGCGGCCGGGATGGTGACGACGGTGGTCACGTCGAGGGCGGTCAGCGTCACCGCGCCGGTCCTGCCGTTGAAGCTGGCGACGCCCGCAATCGCCGCGATCGCCGCCTGAATGAAGGCGCACGTCGCCAGTTGCGTCGTGTTCGTTCCGGGCGGAGCGGTGGGGGCGGTCGGGATGCCGTACAGAGCTGGCGAGCCGAGCGGGGCGCCGCCGGCGGCCGAGATGTCGTTCGAGCTCAACGTCACTACGCCAGCCCGCCCGTTGAAGCTGATCACCCCGGCGTCAATCGCCGTGAGCGTGTCCTGCACGAATTGGGTGGTGGCTAGCAGGCTCGAACTGTTGCCGATGGCGGGGGTCGGGGCGGTCGGCGTGCCGATGAAATTCGGGCTGTTAAGCGGGGCATAGCCGCTCAGGTTGACGAGGGCGGCCGTGACGAAGGCGCATGTCGCGATCTGAGTGGTGTTCGTGCCCGGCCCGGCGGTCGGAGCCGTGGGCGAACCGAGGAAGGCCGGAGACTGGATGGGCGCTCCCCCGGCGTCGATCACGTCGGTGGTGTTGAGCGTGACCGCGCCAGTGCGGGTGTTGAACGAGGCGACGCCCACCGTCGCCTCCGCGACGGCGTTCATGACGAACGCGGTGGTCGCGAGCTGCGCGGTCGAGTTGCCGGGCGCCGCGGTGGCGGCGGTCGGCAGGCCGAGGAAGGCCGGGCTGGTGAGCGGCGCGAACTGAGTGCCGACTTGTGCGGCGAGCTGGTTGACCACGGCGACGACGAACGCGGTGGTCGCGATCGAGGTCGAATTGTCGGCCGGGCTGACCGGCGGCGACGGCGCGGTCGGGTTGCCGATGAAGGCGGGCGAATCGAGCGGCGCGAAGCCGTGCCCGGCGGAGTTAGCGATCGTCAGGATCGGGGAGCCGCCAACCGTGGCGGCCCCGTTGGGAACGGCGAGGTTGCCGTTGACGATCAGGTTGCAGACTTCGGCGAGGCTGGCGACGTTGAGGTTGGCGGCGTCGAGGGTCTGCAAGACGTTCGCATAGCTCGCCGTCAGATTGGTCTGGACGACGGCGCTGGCCATGTTCGCCGTGCCGCCGACTTGCATGTCGCCGGAGACGCCCAAGCTCGTAATTTGCGCCTGAACGAAGCTCGCGAGGTCCGCGTTGAGCGTCCCGATCGAGCCCCACGTCGCGTTCAGATTGACGATGCACGCCTGCTGCGCGTCGACGAGCCCGAACGCGCCGTTGGCGAATTGCAGCGAGCCGCCCTGCACGGACTCGACTTGGAGCTGGCCGCCGATCGCCATGTCGGCGCCGGGGCTGGCGAGGGCCGTCGAGACGAGCGCGGCCGGGCCGATCGACAGGTAGGCGCCGCCGAGTCCCCGTTGCAGCAAGAGCGAGTCCGAGGGGATGGCGTTGCCGGTCGGCGGATAGCCAGCGACTTGGCGAACGTTGAGGACGAGGTCCGAGCTGGGCATCAGCTTGTGTCCGCGCAGAGGACGAAGGCCGTCCTGGGCCAGACGTTCCCCGCCGAATCGGTCGCCGTCCACTTGATCTGGTAATCGGTGCCGGAAACGCCGCCGCTGAAAGTGGCATAAATCGCGCGGCCGCGCACGCCCACCGGGCCGATCGTCCATTGCGCCGTGACGTCGACCGGGGCGGCGGTGTTCGTAAGTACCCGGACTGTTCCCTGTTCGACCCCAACGCCCACGGGGATAATGGGCGAAAAGTCAAATCCAAACGAACAGCTTTCCCCCGGCGCGAACTCCGGGGTGTAGCGGCGCGACAGCGGCATCAGCGTGACGCCGAGCGCGGAAAATAGCGGTCATAGTTCCGCGGCCTCGATCGAGGCTGGCCGCGCCAGTTGCCGCGCGGCAGCGGGCGGAACACCGGACGGTCCTCACGGTCCTGCCGGAAGAACCTCGAGGCGGTGTCGAACGGCCGGGTGTTGTCGCCCCAATCGTCCATCCGCCCGGCATAGGTCCCCTCGATGCGAGCCATGCGTCACCAGCCGATTCGCCGCGTGTCTTCGACGAAGCGCGCGGTCAGCATCCGGTTCACCCAGACCGCAGCCTCGCCGATCAGCGCCCCGTCTGGATCCGCGAGGTAGGCCGCGCCGGGATCCCGGACAACGGATGGTGGCGATAGCAGAGTGGGTCCTGGGTCGAGCGGCAGCGCAGACAGGACGCGCTCACGACCAAGAGGGTTGGGCCTGCCGATCGGGAGGCCGAACGCCGCCGGGTCGACGACGACAGACGGTCTAAGGCTTGGGTGTCTGAGGTGTTCCATGACACAAGCGGCGCCCCGTTGGCGTGGGTGCGCGGCGAGCGTAGCATGGAAAGGGCGGCGCCTGCGAGACGCCGCCCTAACCGAGATGCCAGATCACGACGAATGAACGGGCAATGCCAAATGTAGGCCAAACTCCCCAAGACAGCAACCGTTTAGCGGAGTTCGAGGCGTCCCTCGACGCGCTCCAACGCGAGCCCGCGTGTCCGCTTAACCCGGTTGAGCAGACACGCCCCTACCCCGGCGATCATCCCTGCGAAATTGCAGGCTGCGGCGACAACGCCCCGTTTGGCTTCGCCGCGATCCCCCGCCGCGTCTGGTTCTGCAAGAAACACATGGAGGAATTATGCCCGATGCCGATCCTGCCGCCGTCTTCCGCGCCCTCTGCGAAACCCGCGCCCTACGCTGGAGGACCGGCGCGATCGCCGCCGAACATGGCGGAGACGGCTGGATCGGACATGCAGTTGACCCTCTTCAACGATGGGCCGTCGACAAAGGGCTCGTAGACCGCATCGGCCAAGACGCCGTGCAAGCGATCATGGCGGAAGCTTTTAAGGGGGCGCGTCGTGGCTAGAGGTCCGCGCATCGTCACCACGGGCTGGGCGCAGCTCCTTCGCCGCGACGGGCGCGGCGCCACCATCGTCGACCTTGGCAACATGATGATCGTCTTGCGGGCCAATCCCGATTTCAACGTCTGCTTTGAGTTCGACGAAATGCAGCAAGCGGTCGTGGTCCGGGCGCCGCCACCGATCTGTCAGGGCGCCGATCCGGGCGCTCCCTTCCCCCGATTCGCTGACCCGGAAGACGTGACCCGGCTGCAGGAGTGGATGCACACGGTGGGCGGGCTCAAGCGACTAGGCCGCGAAAACGTCGAGCATGGGCTCGAACTGTTCGCCCGCGAGCGATGCGTCCACCCGCTCCGAATGTGGCTGCGCACCCGCGAAATCGGCGTCCGCCAGCCGGTCCTCGAAAACTGGCTGTCCTACGCGCTGGGCTGTCCGAACGACGCCTATCACCGGGAAGTCGGGCTGCGATTCGCCATCGCGATGGTCGCCCGGATCATGGAGCCCGGTTGCCAAGCCGACTACATGCTCGTCCTTGAAGGCCCGCAAGGCGAGGAAAAATCAGCCTTTTGCCGGATGCTCGCCGGGCCGGAATACTTCTCCGACCACATCCCGACGATCGACGGCGACCAGATCCGCGCCTCCATGCACATGCGCGGCAAATGGCTGATCGAAATCTCCGAGCTCGCCGCGATCAGCAAAGCAGATGTCGAAGTCCTCAAGAGCTTCATCACCCGCCGGGTCGAAATCTACGTGCCCAAATACGGGCGCAAGGAGCGGCGCGAGCCGCGCCAATGCCTGTTCATCGGCACAACCAACACGGATGATTGGATCAAGGATGAAACCGGAGGTAGGCGCTTCTGGCCGGTCAAGGTGGTCAAGGTCGACCTCGACTGGCTGGAGGAATACCGCGACCAGTTGTTCGCCGAAGCCGTCGAAGCCTACGACGCTGGCGTCGCCCATTGGCCAACCCGCGACTTCGAACGGCGCGTCATCGCCCCCCAACAGAAGGCCCGCCAGTTCTATGACGCTTGGGAGGAAACCATCCGCGATTTCATAGACTTCCAGCAAACCACAACCATCATGGCAATCGGTTTTCACCTGACCCAATCGAGCGGTCGCGTCGGCATGCTCGAACAGAAGCGAATCGCCACAATTTTGAAGAAGCTGAAATGGACGAAAGGTCACGACTCCAAAGGCAACGCCATATGGCGGAAACCCCAAGAACAGAACTGACCCACTGACCGTCCTGAGCCTCGCGCCTTTAGAGGACTTCAAGATACGCACATATGGGTTTCATGGGGGTCTAGAGGGAAAAGGGTCAGGAGGGTCAGTAGGGTCAGTAGGGTCTGGCGCGGCCCGAACTCGGAAAATTTTTCCAAAAGGAAAATGGGTTAGGCGTTTCAGCCTTGGTAAAAACATCGGACCTGCTGCGCAGGCGATCCGCACAGCCGACCCAGAGACGTTTCGGAGAATCCGAAGTTCCTTCGTGGTCTTCGGCCTGTCAGCATGCGAGGGTATAGTGAGGGCGCCGCAAGTAAAGCACAAAGCAACGTCAAGTAAAGCAATCGCGCTCTACTGTGCGACTACTGCGGCTTTACTTAAGAGGCATTCGAGGTAGAGTGAACGCGCCTCTGCTACCCTGAGTTGATGACGGGGGAAGGCGGTTCTCGATTATGTGCTGATCTTAAATCCCCACCACCGCTCCATGCACTTATCACAGAAGCGGACGGTCCAGCCTTCGGCGTTGGACATGATCAGCGGCACGCTTTCGTCGGGGATCGAAGCGGAGCAGTACGAGCAGAGGACGGACGGCGGGCTGTCGGGCCGCCCCCACGTCAGCTTGCGGGGATCGAATCCGGGCTTGGGTTCGAGGGTGACTGCCATTCCAAATCCCTGCCGTAGGTTAGCTTGGAGTGTCCTTCGCCGTCGTAGCGGACGAACACTAACCCATTCGTGGTATGTGTAATTACGCCGTATTCCAGCCATTCGGGGTGGCGACCGCTATGGTTGTTGCCGATGTAAACGACGCGGCGTCCGATGTCGGCTTCGGTCGGTTCGATCATGCTCGCGCCTTGCGCGGCTCGTTGCGCGCGGCGAGGTCAGCCGCCAGTTCGCTTACGCACCTTTCGAAGCACTCGGCTTCGCTTTTGTGCAGCCACCACTCGTCGCGGTCCACTTCCTCGTCCAGTTCGTCCATGCACTGCCGATGCTGCTTTGCCGCCGCCCGCCAGTTTTGCAGCCGCCTTACGAGGCGATCCTCCAGTGTCATGCCCATCCTCCAAATCCCGGATATGTTCCGCCGGGACGCCGGTCAGTTTTGCGATCCGTTTGGCGACCGCCGGAGCGGGCCGGAATTTTTCGTCCGTCCAGATGTACATTGTTTGACGCGACACGCCGATGGAGCGGGCTCTGTCGGCGATGGTGTCGCCGGGGACCTTGGCGAGGATGTCGCGCATGGGGTAGCGCAGCTTATGGATGAGCGCGCGAAACTCATGCTGGAGCGCCGGGATTGTGACCGCTTCCGCGAACTGGTCGAGTTGATGATGGAAGTTTTCCATAGGGTTGCCTACCTGTCGTATGGGGCGCTTGACACGTCAAGTGAATTATATACGCTGTCCACAGTGAGCGAGGAAGGTCCGCCATGAACGACGAGCAGGGCGAAGGCCAGATCATCCAGCGGATCGAGCGCGCTGCGCCAGCGGAGGGCTTCGCGCAATTCCTGATGGAAGCGATGCGCGATCCGAACATCCCGGCCGACAAGCTGGAAGTGATGATGAAGATGCGCCGCGAGGTTCTGAGTGATCAGGCGCGCGAGGCGTTCCAAACGCACTACGCCGAGTTTTCGGCGGAGCTGCCGCAAGTCGAGCGCGACGGCACCGTCGAGCTGATCAAGGACGGCGTGTCGAAAGGGCGCTACCCGTTCACGACAATCGAGGCGATGGACATCGTGATCCGGCCGCTTCTGGCCAAGCATGGATTTGCGATCAGCTTCACGTCGCGTGACGACAAGGACAGCGTGACGATCACGGGCACGCTTTCGGGCTGGGGCTGGGAGCGGTCGTCGACCTACACGCTGCCGCCCGACGCCGGGCCGGGAAGGAACGCGCTACAGGCGCGCGGTTCGTCGCGGCGCTACGCCAAGCGGTACATCACCGACGACCTCTGCAACGTGGTTCGCAGGGGCAAGGATGATGACGCGCGCGGCGCGCTGGAGGCGCTGATTGACGCGACGCAGATCAAACAGATTGCGGACCTGATCGCGGCGACGAAGACCGACGAAGCGGGGTTCCTCAAGATCATGGTGAGCGGCGCGGAGACGCTGGCCGACGTGCGGCAGCGCGACTTCAACCGGCTCGTCCTTGCGCTCAAGGACAAACAACGGAGGGTGAAGAAATGAGACGGCGACTGTTGTGGATGGCGGTTGCCGTCTTAGCCGGTGGCGCGTCTGCGAGGGAGGCGCAGGCGTGCCATCGGTTTTCTGTCTGGAAATATCCAGCGCCGCAGCGGTGCCGGGTGTTCAAGCAGATGCGCGCCGAGGCTCCGCAGCCGGAGGACCGGAGCTGGTTCGTCGAGCTCACCGCCGCGCCGGTTGGCAGTCAGGACGAGGCTGATCAAGCGGAGCATGACGCCGCCGTGGCGGCGCACAAGGACGAACTCAACCGGCTCTTGAACGAGCTACACGAGGACGCGCGCCTCAATCACATGAGGATTCCATGAAAGCCGAATGGACTGACAACGTCGACAAACTGAGCTGCTTATGCTGCGGCCAGCCGGTCAAGGAGCCGCACCCGATCCGATCGCAGGACCACGCGGCGGCGACGTTCGCTGTGCTTGAGGCGTTGGGCTTCACCCGCGACAGCTTGCTGAACAAGCACCGGCATCAGATCGACTACCAGTCGCCGGGCCTCGCGACGTGGCTTGAAGATCACGCATGAGCTACGTCCCGAAGTGCCTCAAGTGTGGGGAGCCGATGTTGCGCAATGACGCCGTCGATGGCAGCGACGCGATCCCTGCTGACGGCGATGCCGCCATCTGTTTTGAGTGCGGCGAGGCGATGATCTTCCAAGGCAAGGGCTTTCGCTCGCCGACGCCGGAGGAATTTACGGAGCTGCTCGCCGACGCTGATTTCGCCAAGGCGATGGCGGCGGTCGCGCTCAAGAACTTGAAACCCGGAAACGCCCCGGCGTTCATCGTCTTTGGCGACAGCGGGCACGCCACCGTGCTTGCGACAGAGCCGGACGAAATCTGCGAGATGTGCGGCAAGATGCGCGAGTGCCGCTCCTACGGGCCGCGCAAGGCGGACGGCGTGCGGATGCGGGTGTGCTTCCCGTGCGCGGAGAAGAACCCGGACGAAATGCGGCGCGCTTTCGATGAAAGGATTGAGGGGCGATGACGATGTTTCACCGTTTCAGGAACCGTCGCCAGCCGTGGCTCGATCCGAAGGTGGGCTATCGCAACGATCCTGAATATCAGCGCCAGCGTGCGGTCGCGAAGCTGACCGGCGAGGAGGATGCAGTCGAGAAGCGGTGGTCGGCGCGGTGGAAGGAAAGGATCGCGATGCAGGGGATGAGGGACTTTCAGCGATGAAATTCTATCCCGTCGATCAGGGCTCGGTGTCTTGGTACGAGGCGCGGCTCGGCATCCCAACCGCGTCGAACTTCCACCGGATCGTGACCCCCGGCGGCAAGCCGTCGAAGCAAGCTGACGTGTACATGTACAAGCTGATTTGCGAGCGCCTGCTACGCGAAACGCAGGACGATGAAATCGGCTTCGTGCGCTGGGTGGCGCGGGGCAAGGAGATGGAGCCCGCCGCCGTCTCGCATTTTCAGTTCGTCAACGATGTCCAGCTTGATCCGGGCGGGTTCGTCACGACGGACGACGGGCGGATCGGGGCCTCGCCGGATCGGCTGTTCCCCGGTCATCGCGAGGCTCTAGAGGTCAAGGTCCCGGCGCCGCACACGCACATGGGCTATTTGCTCGACGGGCTTGGCGACGATCATCTGATCCAGTTGCAGGGTCAGATCTTGGCTGGCGGTTTCGAGGGCGTTCATTTTTTGTCGTGGCACGCGCAGATGCCAGCCTTCCACCGGGTCGTTCTTCCTGATCGCGGCTTTCAGGCTGTCTTGGCCAGCACGTTGAACGCGTTCTGCGATTTGCTTGACATCAAGACGGAGCGCGCCCGCGCGCTCGGGGCCTATGCGGTCGCGCGCCGCGTCGAGACGCCTGCCGAGGTCGCCTATAGCGACGATCATGTGACGCTCCGGCTGATCAACCCGGAAGAGGGGGACATGGGCGATGCGAGTTCATGAGTTTGTCTGCGCCGACTGCAAGGCGAACGTGATCAGCTACGGCGGCCCGACTGACGAGACGCGGTGCGTGGGCTGCAACACCGTTCGTTCATTGATGCCGCTGTCGCCGGAAGGCGAAAAGGAACTGCGCGACCTTCTCGGCTGTCAGCTACCGAAGGATGACGATGCCCTACGCGCGACGGACCAAAGTCCCGGTTGACAAGACGCGGGCCGAAATCGAGCGGCTGGTGAAGCGATTCGGAGCCAAGGGCTTCGCCTCCGGGTGGAGCGGCACGTCGGCGCGCGTCGAGTTCTTCTGCCAGAACCGGCACATTCGACTGACCGTCGCGATCCCCGTGACGCCGCAGGCGGAGCGCGAGAAGTGGCGGGCGCTGTCTTTGCTGGTCAAGGCGAAGCTGGTCGCGGTCGACGCCAAGATCGCGTCGTTCGAGGAGGCCTTCTTTGCCGACATCGTCATGCCGGAGACGGGCAAGACGGTTTGGGAGACGGCGCGCGAGCCCGTCAAGCTGGCCTACGAGGGCGGCAAGGGCGTCAAGCTGTTGGGAGGGTTCTGATGACGAGCAATCCTCGCATCACGCTTTCCGACAGGCAGAGGGATCACGGCTTTGCCGTCGCCTGCATCCGGCGCGGCACGGCGTGCCTGAACGGGCTCAAGCACACGAACGGTTGGAAGCCGAGTTTTGCCGAAGCCTTGTTCAAGGACCGGGTGGCGGCGTGCGCGGAGCTGGCGGCCAAGATTTGGCTCAACCCGGCGAGCCCTTCCGGCAAGGTGGAGTGGGATCGGTACGGGATCGGCAAGCCGGACTTGGCCGGTTTTGTCGACGTGAAGGCGGTCGAAAACGCGAACCACTGTCTGATCGTGCAGAAGCCAGCTCGAAACATGTGGGCCTATCTGCTGGTCGACGCCACCGACGAACCGACGTTCGAAATTGTCGGCTGGATGTGGGGCTCGGACGCCAAGCGCGACGAGTGGTGGAAGGTCAGGACGGTCGATGGCGAAGATCGGTCGGCCTATTTTGTCGAGCGGAAATTCCTGTTCCCGCTCGATTCGCTTTGCGAGGAGGTACAGAAACGTGAACTTATCCGAGGACAGACAGCTATCGCCAAATGAACGCCTGCGGGTGTGTGTCGCCGTGATCATCAACGGGTGGGACCCGCACAAGGTCGCCGCGCTCTTGGGGGTTGTGCCGGAGCGGGTCGCCGAGGCGGTGGCGTCGCTCAAACCGGGGTTGGAGAATCTGCCCAACGATCCGGTCGGGCGGCGGCTCGCCGGGCTGGAGGCAGTCTCCCGGTCTGTCGGAGGGCAATCCGATGGCTAAATTACGCGCACGAGACGAGTGGAAGCGCGAGGAGGTCCAGAAAGCTCGCGCTATCTTGCTGGAAAAATCGCCGTTTGAGGTCGATGGCGGGGAACTCATCGGGCGTGACCCTCGCCAAGTTCCGGTTCAAGAATTCCTTGAGGCTGGAATAGAAGGATTGAACGTTGGAGGGGATGGCTTGGTGCTGATCCGTGTCCGCTGTATGGACTGCTGCGGCGAACAATCGGAGGAAGTTCGTAAATGCGTGGCGGTCGCGTGCGCGTCTTGGCCCTATCGGATGGGCAAAAATCCGTTTAGGAAGAATGATTTAAGCGAGGAACAGAGGGCTGTGTTGCGTGAGCGCGCCCTGAAGATGAACGCTCAGAGGCGCGCAAATGGTTAGGCGCTGGATCAACCTCGCGGACCTATCGGCGGCTGGAAAGCCAGACCACCGGGATGACCGTGACAACGCAGTAGATCGCCAGCGCCGCCATCCGCCACGGGTCCGGCCGGTCGATCGCGATGACGGTCAGATAGAACGCGCCGATAACCGAGACGAGCAGGATCGCCCTGACCGCGAGGATGATGAAGAGGGCGTTGAGGGCTCCTAAGACGCCAGATCGCCATGCGGCGCGGGTGACTGTTTCATGTGAAACAGGTGCGCTAGGCGGCGTCGTCGCCGCCGGAGTCGTCGTCATCCCCGAAACCAGCCCCGCCAGATCCGGCGTGGTCCTTTCCGCCACTAACTGCATGGGGGCGCGCGAACGCGGCGGCGTATTTTCGGACTTGGGAGCCGACTGATCCGTCATTGAAGGCGCTCTTTCTGAGGTTGGCGAACATGATCTGGACCCGGCCGACAGCGATCAGGGCGGCGATTCGCTGCGGCATGGTCATCATCCCGTCCCGGTCGGCCGACTCAAGGTCGTCCAAGAGCCGCGCGATTTGACGGTAGAGCCTCGCGTTTACGTCGAGGGGATCACCGACTTGGGTTTTCGATGTAGTCGCCGCCGCCGTCGTCTTTTGTGACGCTGTAGCCGGTTTTGTCGGTTTGCTCATATCCAGCTCCCTGTGAAGCGCGCTCCGCTGCCGCTCCTGTGACGGCTGGCGGGACATGGGCCGCCGCTGCCGCCGTTCCTGTCGCCAGACCGCCAAGCCCGTAGAGCATCCAGTGCGGCACCCAATGGTGTCCGCCAGCCCTGTCGATCGCGAGGACCGCGCCTGCGACTGGCGCGGCGAGGCCCGCGCCAAGATGAACCAGATGTTTGACGTTGGCTGGCAACGCCTCGTAGGCGAGCCGCCCGGCCCGGACGGCTCCGGCGGTCACGCCGCCGGTTTCAGCGCCGCGCTTGGTCCGGTCGACCACCGCGTTGGGGTCTTTGGTTTCCTCGTTGTGGACGAGGGCTTCGCTGCCGCCGCCGAATGCGCCCTTGGCGGTGTCCTCGATCATGCTGCCAGCTCGGGTGGCCCATGTCGCGGCGCGCGGTCCCACCTTGGCGGCGAGCTGCCCCAGCTTCACGCCGACGCCCAGCTCGGGGACGAGGAAGAACGGCGCGACGTTCGCGCCGATGTCGCCGGTCCATTCGCCAGCCCGTTCCGACATCGAGTTAGGATCGCCTTCGGACGCGGACCAATCCTTCCAGCTTTTCCCTTCGACGCTTTCGGGGATCATGCTGGCGGCGCCCTTGCCCAAGCCCTTGACGGCGCCCTTGCCGAAGTCGAGCACGCTTTGAACTGGCGGGGCGAGGCCTGCATCGCCGCCGCCGCCGGAGCTGTCAGCGGTTTCGGCTTGCAGGCCGCCGGAGAATTTCTTCCACTGTTCGTCGGTCCATGCCTTCGGCATTAGTCAACCGGCTCCCAATTTTCTTGCGCGTTCCTGTCGATCTGGTTCTTCCCGGTCCAGTGCGCCTTGACGCCGTTGTGAACGACGACATCCTTCATCGGCCGCGCGCCGGTCACATAGTCCATGAGCTTATAGTCTTTGATCGCCTCGAACGCGTCGGCCGACGGGCGATCGTCGCCGCTCGGCAAGTTGTCGTCCCGGCCGCCGATCGAGCGCCACCGGCTACGCACGGCGTCAATCATGCCGTCGACGCCGGACATGTGGCCTTTGATGACGTTGCGATAGGTGGCGAGCGGCGCGATCTGCGGGATTGAGCCGCTGGCCGCACGCGAGCCGGACTCGGTGTGTCGGCCGCCGCTGACGATCGTATTGTACGCATCGTTGTAGGCGAGGAAGTCGGTGTGAAGCCCGGCATATTTCGGATCGCCCATGAAGTTTTTAACGATGGCGTCCATGTTGACGTTGGACGTACTCAAGCCGCGCTTTTTGAGGTCGGCCTCGATAACCCGCAAATCGGTGTTCAGGCGATCCGCCATCGCGGCGAGGTCCTTGGTGCGCGCCAGCGTGGTCTGGGTGCTTGCGTCGGTCCTGAACCGTTGCTGGTCCTGATAGAACCCTTGGTTCCATTTCGGGTCGATGAGTTGGGCGAGGTTGCGCAGCCTGTCGGAATATTGCCCGGCCTTGGTGCCGGGTGACGCTCCGGTGCCGGACGTGCCGCCGGAGGCTGGCATCTTGTAGTCGAGGACCGATTTAACGTCGCTCGCCACGGACGGGTTGATCCGCTTGATCCGGTCCATGACTTGCGCCGGGTCTTTCGGCGGGTTGCGCTCGAGGTTTTCCAAGGCGGTGATTTGTTCAGCGCCGCGCAGCGTCCCCTCGCGCGCCGCCTTCGGGAACATCTTCATCATCGCGCCGTCCGGCTCGACGCCTCTGACGGTGGACGTGGCGATCGAGTCGACAGGCGTTTCTTCTGGCGTTTCGGTCGTGTCTGACGGTGCGCCAGGACCGGCGACCTTATCGCCGGGCAGCTTGGCCTCCGGGGGTGGGGTTGACGCGGGAGCGCCGGTCTGCGGATCGACCGCTGCGGTGGCTGTGGGGGCTGCGCCGGGAGCTGCCGGGGCTTGCCCGGCATAGGTGGCGAACGGATCGGCGGCGGCTTTTGCTTGGGGAGTGAGGCCCCACCGCTTGTCGTCGACGGTATCGTCGTCCAGCGCGGTCTTGGTCTTCTGGAGGTCGCGCAATCGTTGGTCGCGTCCCTCCAAAAATTTGACAACGTCGGAAGGTTTCGCTCCTGCCTCGATCAGCTCGCCTAGCGAGCCGGGGCCGATGTCGCCGATTTCGACCGCTTTGCCGTGGAGCGCATCCATGTACCCCCTGCCCTTTATGGACTTGTTCATCGTCGGGTCGATCGCGTGATATTCGCCGGTAATGTCGGAATAGGCGGTCAGTTGTTCCTCTGCGCGTTCTTTCAGCTTGGCGGCGTGCAGGGCGAGCTGTTCCTTGGCCGTCTTGGCGGCCTCCGAACGCCCTTGCTGGACGCCTTCAAGGAACTGCCCGGCGTAAGGCCCCATCATCATCGCGATTTGCGCGAGGTTCGCGCCGCCGTTCTGGGCGTAGTAGCCGCTCAACCCTTTGAGGATGTTGGGGACCTCGAACGATTGCGGCAATTGCGGGAATCGCTCCTCCTGCCCCCACTGGTGATGAGGGCGAGGGAGCATCGCGCCCGTGAACGGGGTGAATTGCGGGATTGGCGGGGTCGGTGCGCCCGGTCTGAGGGCCAAATTTTGCCGTCTGGGCTGGTTCCATTCGGGCATCCGGCTCGGGTCCGGCCGCCCCGTGTCCTGCTGCTGCTGTTCGAGGTTGGGCGGCGGCACCGGGGCCGGGCGGCCTCCGAACATCGAGCGGAACCGCTGCACCATCATCGGCAACGGGCTGTACGTTTGCTGTGCGGCAGCTAGCGGATCATTCTGGAAACCGTCAGACATAGTGTCAACCTATTCGTATGACACGCTACCCTAACCGGCTCCGGCGGAAACCGCGTCGGGCGCGGCAGCTTGCGGCGCGGGCGTCGTCGCGGGCGTCGGCGCGGTCGCCTGTCGGGTAGGCGAGCCGTTGGCGGACCATACTCCATAGCCGAGTTTGTTCATGGTCGTCTTCCAAGGCCCCAAGCCGCCCTTCTTCATGTGGTCGAGGGCGTATTTCACCTGTTCCTGCCAATATTTGTGGTCCCACGGCGCGTGTCCGGTGTCGCGCATGTACTGGTTGCCCATCGCCTTGCCGTCCGGGGACAGGTGGAGCTGGAAGCCGCCGAAGCTGGTCGGCCTGCCGTTTTCATAATCGCCGTAGATGTTTTGGCCGAAGCTGCTTTCCGTGGCGAGGACGCGCGACACGACATCCGGGTCCAAGCCGATCTGTTGGGCGTAGCTTCGCGCGAATTGGTCGTATTGCGTTGCGCTGACGCCCGGCGTTCCCCGCTCGGTCGAGCCGTCCGGGACCTTGCTGGCGTCATATTGCGTCGTGTCGGCGGGCGCTTGATTGCCGCCGCCCGGATCGCCGCCTGCCTGTTGCTGATTCGCCTGCCCTTGCTGACTGTTGCCGAAGATCGCCTGCATCATCTGCGACGCCTGATCGTTGCCGCCTTGTGCGAGGTCGCGCATGTGGTGGGGATGGATCGGTTGCCAGCCGCCGCCGGGGTGGTGGTCGTGCATCTGCCAGCCGCGCATCGGGTGGTGGTAAGGCCAATGACCGCCGCCGCCGTGGTGGAAGCCGCCGAAGTGCCGGAAGGGGTGGAAGCCGCGCCCTCCGCGTCGGCCGCCGCCGCCGAACCCGCCGGACAGGAGCATGGGCAGGAGCATCCCCAGCGCGCCTTGCGCGAGCTGGGCGAGGGCGGGCGGGATGCCTTGGCCGCCCGTGACATCGCGCATGATCGGGCCGGGCTCGGGCGGGAAGTCGGGCGCGGGGATCAGGCCGCCCTTCTTGGTCGGCAGGACGCCGGGCTTCTTGGTCGGCAGCGGGACCTTGGTCGGCAAGTCTGCGTCGTCGCCGGGCTGGGGTTTAGCCTTGACGGTGATCGCGCGTCCCTGATCGTCGGTTTGCGGGGTCGGCTTGCCGCCGGTCGTCGACGGTCCAGTCGGGGTCGGCCTGCCCGGCGGCTGCGGCGTTTGGCTCGCTGGCGTTCCTGCCGCAGTGACCGGCTGCCCTTCGGCGTTCGTTGCGACGGTTCCGTCGCCTGTCGGTCCCCCGTCGGGCGGGATGGACGCCTCGGCCGGGTCGGTGGGGCTGATCGGGCTGGCGGCGGGTGCGCCGGTCGGCAGGCCAGCGGGTATCCCGCCCGAACGGTCGAGTGCGATTCTCGGCACGGCTGCCGCCAGATTGGGGTCGTCAGCGACCCCGGTTTCCCCCGGCTGGAGGGTCGGCAGCGGGGCCTGCGGCGCGGGCTGACCCGCGCCCATCGCCTGCCTCAAGCCTTGCGCGTTCTGCGCCGCCGGAAGCTGGTAGGGGTTCTGTTGTCCTCCCCCCTGCGCAAGCGCCTGAAGGGCTTTCTTGAGCGAATCGACCGCCTCCGGCGGCGCGTATTGCTGGTTCTGTTGCGTCTGTTGCTGGTTTTGTTGCGGAGCGCCGCCGGATTGAGTGCCGCCGACACTCGATTGCTGGTCGGACGGCGATCCGGCGCTCGGCGGGTTGATCGTTTCCTGCGCGCCGATCGAGCCGGTCGGATCGAACGCCTGTACAGCCGCGCTGTCTGCCGCGTTGGCCGACGAAACGGGATTGACCGCGGCGCCTGCGCCGCTGAACGCGTTTCCTACCCCGGTGAAAAGCGAGCTTAGAGTGTCGCCAACGCTGGAAAGCGGGTTGCCGCCGCTGCTTGCGCCGCTGGAGCTGCTGGAGCCGCCGCCAAACAAACTGCCAAGATCACCCAACTGCGCCTCCCAAGGCCATTCGAGCGATCTGCTGGAGGGTCGCCGGATTGAGCCCGCCTAGGATGTCCGTCAGGATTGATCCGATGCCTGACGTGGACCCGGCGATCTGGGTCGCCGACGGGGCGACATTGCCTGTGTCGGTCGCGCTGGCTCCGCCTGTGGTCGCGGGACCGCCGGTCGAGGTCGCGGGGGCGGCCGAAGGCGAGGCGAAGGCCTCGGCGCTGGCCGGGATGCCGATCGGGCTTGGCGCGGGCGCCGGCGCACTCGGTGCGGCGGCGGTTTGACCGCCGCCCGGCGAGGGTCCGGGCGAAGCTGGCGAGTGGCCGAAGCCTCCCAAGCCGGGGCTCACCCCTTCGACGGAGGGAAAGCCCATGTTGGTCTGCGAGGGGCCTCCCCTGAATTGCGCGACGAGCTGGGATAGCGTCGTGGGTGAGGGCGCTCCTCTTGGACCCGTTAGGTGGCTCAAGGCGTCATTGAGCGCGGCGACTTGGCTCGAGCTCGGGCCAGCCGGGCCAAGCCCTGCGACTGTGACCGGCGAGGTTGCGGTCGCGACGCCGCTCAGAAGCCCCGGCGGAACGCCTAGGGAGGCAGGACCGGCGTTTCCGGTGCCGGTGAAATCGAGCTGCGATTGATTGATTGCCGCCTGTAGCGCGCTGGTCGGGCTCGCACCCCTGAGTTGGGCAAGCAGGGCGTTGAGGGCGGAAGTTGTGCCTGACCCGCCTGCCGCTGTGCCGCCGCCGCCTCCGGTCGCTGCGCCGGTCGCCGCACCGGGTCCACCCCCGCCGACGCCCCCCGCTGGTCCGGCCGCCGCGCCGGGTCCAGCCGTTGCGCCTGTCGAGACGCCGCCAGCCGGGCCGACGCCGGGCGAGGCTCCATGCGCCGCTTGCCCGCCGCCGAAGCTGACGCTGCCTGCGGCATCGCCTGCCGAACCCCCGCCAAAGCCGGTGTCGCCTACGCCGGGGCCGGGAGCGGAGCCTACGCCGCTAGACGGTGCGGCTCCAACGCCGCCGTAGCCTGCCGCTGCCGCTGCGGCGTCGGCCGCCGCGCCCGCTCCGGTTGCGCTCGTTCCGGCGGTGCCGTCGCCGCTGCTGCCGTCGCCCCCGCTGCTGCCGTCGCCGCCACTAGAGCCGTCGCCGTTGTCCCAGCAAAGGCCGAACCGCCACTGGTTGGTTTTACTGAGGCGAGCGTTGGTCAGCATGGCGTGACCTTATCCGAGAATTGCGAGCCCTTCCGCGACATCCGGCCCCAAAGTGCCGAGTGCGTCCGTGGTGGCGGCGTCGGTCCCGGCTGCGGCTGCGGTCGACCCCCCTAGTCCACCCAGCGCCTTTCCTGCCAGCCCCGCCAGACTGCCAAGCGAGCTGGCGCTGGTGTTGGCCGGTTGGCCTCCGATCGTCGAATTGTATTGAGGCTGCAAGGCCGGGTTGAGGGCGGGCTGGCCGACGTTCGAGGTCTGTTCCTGCCCGGTCACGGCTTGCCCCTGCCCGGTGTTGCCTCCGGTGGCGGTGGGGATGGCGCCTTGGTCCTGTCCTTCCATCGTCGAGCCGCCAAGCCCAAGCTGGTTGTAGCGAGCGCCGATCGACGAGGCGTTCTGTCCGGTGGCTTCGTCAATCGCCGACTGGTCGAACGGCGAGATGCCCCACGTCCACGGCGCGTTCGTGCCGCCGCCGGTCACGTCGAACTCGGTGCTGCTCGCGCCGCTGGCTCCGGCGCCGCCGCCCTTGGAGCTGCCTCCGAGACTCATGCGGTCGCTCCGCCGAATGTGCCGCTGCTTGAGCCGAACAGCTTGCCCAACGCGTTCGCGTCGGTGCCAAGGGCTTGCTGCTGCTGGGTGACGTCTTGCATGTTCAGGTTGGCTTGGGTCGCCAAGCCTTGCAACTCGTTGCTCACGTCGCCCTGATAACGCGCGTAGTCGGCGGTTTGGTTGACATCGCTCATCTGGCCTGTCTGTTCAGCCTTGGCGAAGTTCGCGCCGCCTGCGGCCTGCGTCGCCATCGTCGACTGCCCGGTCCCGGCGCCGCCGAACTCGTTGCCGGTCGCGTCGAGGCCTTCGCCGTAGGTAAAATCAGCGAGCGCGCCTTGCTGGGGGGTGATTCCGCCCGCACTGAGGAACGGCGGGATGTTGACAGGCTGGCCCAATCCGTCTGTCGAGCCGCCCTTGTTTCCGCCGCCTAGGCTCATCGGAGCCTCACGAGGTAGCGGGGCGGGCAGACATCGGCGCTGACGCGCTTGGCGATCGGCCCAAGGTCGTAGGCCGTTTCACTTGACATGTGCCATTCAGCGCAGCCGCGCTGCTTCGCCCATTCGATGCTGTCGCGGATTAGCGCCATCGCTTCCCACATGTAGCCGTCGTCGGCGCAAACGAGGGCGACATTGCACTCCATGTCAACCGGCTTCCACGGGATGCAGGCGAGGATGGCGACGAGGAAGGCGTGGTCGGTGCGAATCGGCAGGAACACCATCGGCTGGCGGAGGACGATGTTGCGGACCCAGCCCTCGGCCGATCGGATGTCGAAGTTGTAGGGATAGCGCCGCTGCGCCAGCTCGACCATCCACGGGCGAATGTCGCTTTCTTGGATCAGCCGGATGTCTATTGGTTTGGCGTCAACACCGTGTTCGCGATGTCGTGCAACACTTTGTTGGATAGCCTCCACCACGCCCTCGATCCCTCGGACAGATTGAGGTCGACTAAGCCGACGTTAGAGGGCCATGTTATCGCAGGGAACGCGTCGGCGAAATCGCCGTGCGCCTGCGCGTGATTGAAATTCCACCACCCGGCTGGGATATTCGCGCCGATGATCGGGTCGAGTTGGTAGGGGAGCGCCGAATATTGGGTGCCCGCCGGGAGCGAGATGAACATCAGCCGGTGCATCTGGTCGTGATCGAAGTCGAAGCTTGGATCACTCAGCGGGTTTAGGAGGCTCGCGGTCGACATCGTGTTCCTCCGGCGGTGGCTTCGGCTGTCTTCGGGCGCCGCCAACCATCAGCGCCAGCAAAATGTCGATCAGGCCTTTGACGTAGTCCTTGACGGTCGCCGCTGTGTCAGTCCCGAAGCAGGCGTGCGGCAGATCGAAGACGCGGCATCCGATCACACTCGTCCCGATCACGCTGAACGAGACGACGATGACAAAGGCGAACAGCACAAACGCGCCAGACTGGATGTCGATGTCGCGCGGGAGGAGCATCGCTCATTTCTTGCACCGGGCGTAGGCGTCGGCCATTTTCTTATCGTACTTGTTGGCGGCGTAGGCGGGTCCGTTATAGCCGCGCGCGAATCGCGCCCAATCCTTCGCTCGCAAATGCCCGTCGAGCTTGTTGCCTTTGATGAAATTGACGAAGGCGTCGAGGTGCGCGCCAGCTCCGCCGTTCCACATGGCGTCGACGAAGCTCTGTGAGTCTTCGAAACCGCAAATTCGATGATTTTGACCCAAAATTTGAAACATGCCCCAGGAACAGGCTTTGTTCGCGGCGTCGGCGTTGTGCGCGCGGGCGTCCTCGTAGCGGTCATGCTGCGCGGTCCCCGTCCTGCCGTACAGGCTGCGGTCCCAATTTCGGCTGGATAGGGCGACGCCCCGGCGATCCTTGGCGCTGGCGTGCCTGCCCTTGGTTTCGGCGTGGAAGATGTGCGCTTCGTAGAGGATTTCCGGCCTGCCATCGGGCAGGAAGCCGCGACCGGCGCTTTCGACTTCGGCGACCGCCTTGATGGCGCAGACCTCGACGTTGAGGGCGTCAGCGGCGCGCTTGAAGTCGTCCTCGGTGAGCGTGGTTGACATGGCTCACTCTTTGCGCGTCCGCCCGCGCTCGAACTGAGCGATCAGGTCCGACTTGTAGGGCGGCGGCGGCGAGCTGGTGCCCTTGTTGATGTCGTGCCCGGCGGTGCCGTCGATTCGGTCCATGCCGAAGTCGCTCTGATAGGCCCGGTCAGCCTTGACCGCAGGCCCCTTCGGGCCGACTTCGGGGGTCGTGCCCATGCGCAGAGGTCCGGCGACTTCGCGATCGGAGCGGTGATAGCCGTCCGGGCCTGCGAAGTAGGATTCGGGCTCGCGTTTGATGCGCGGCCATTCGGACTGCTTCGCCATTTACTTCCTCCGTCTCTTCCGGCGTCCCTTGCGGAGGTTGCGCCGTCGAGCCTTCTTCTGCGCCCGCGTTCCCATCAGGCCCGCCCCAACGTCGCACGCGCAGTGTCGAGTTCGACAACCACGTCGTTGAAGCGCAGGAGCCCGGCGAGGCCGATCAACGCGGCGTCCGCCAGACCGTCATCGTTCTTGTGCGCGAACTTGCCCGCATGAGCTGGCCAGCGGCGAATCGCTTCTGCGCGTGCCGCATCTTTCGCGCCATCTTTGCCGGGAGGCAGTCCGATGACGCGCTTCCATTGCGCAGGCTGGATGAACAGCGCGGGGATGGCGGCGGCGGCGAGTACGCCACGGATGACGCCCTTGCAATCTCCGAACTGAAATGCTCCCACGGCGCCCTCGCCGGGGCGCGGACCAACGCGCTCAACAAAGGCTCTTGTTGCGTGAGTTCGATATACCAGCTCGGCAAGGAGGGCCGCATTGATCGTCCGTCGGTTCTTCGGGCCGTCGTGCAGGCAGGGCATGTCGAACACGTCGATCAGCCCGCCCTTTTCGTCGAGTAGTCCGATGCCGCCGGTCACGCCGATGTCGACGCCAAGGATGCTCATCGCCGCCGACTCCTGACCGGCCCGGTTCGAGCTCCAGGACGCGGCGATCCGCGCTTGCCCTTGCGCTGCGCCCGGCCCCAATCGTCGGGCCAAGCGCCGTCGCTCCACGGTTGCCGGACAGTTGGGCCTCTGCCGGGAGCCTTGAAGCGACGCGCTTTCACGGGTTCCTCCGTCCTCGTCGGCCGCGCCCGGTTCCATGCCGATGACCGCGCGCCCGCTTGATGCGGGTGGTCGGTCGCTTGGTTGGGAGTTTCCCGGCCGGGTCGACGCGGCTGCGAGGGCCAAGCCTCACGCCTCTTGCCATCTAAAGCCTCCTGCCTTTCCGGTATGAGTTAAGGCGGGGGCGCCAGCTAGGCAGACGCCAGCTTTTCGGCTGCAACTGTCTGCGCAAGTTTTGAGTGTTGCGCAGACCTGTCCGACGCATGTCAGCGTCCGCGTCTACGCGCTCGGATACGTCTCGCGCGGCGTGTCATCCGCAGCGGTCGGGACCTTCGCCAAGCCATCGTCCCCTCCTTGCTTACCTCCGGCGGCCTCGGCGACGGCCACGGCGGCCACGGCGATCTTCGGTGAAATCAAGCCAGTCGAGTTTGGGGGACATGGGGGTGCCTTCCTATCGGTAGTAGCGACGCCCTCGGCGACGCGATCGCATGGTCAGCCTGCCTTTCAGGTTGCTGTGCGCGCCCAGACTGCCACTAACTCAGGCCCCGAACAAGGTCCGCAGCTCGGCGGCTAGGTGAAGCCGCTCGATCGAGAAGTCAGGCGAAGTCGACTGTAGGTCGATAGCGCCCGAAATCCCGGCTCCCTCGATCGGCGCCGGGATGATTCGGTGGCCTTCGCCAGCCGCCAGATCGAAGGCGACGCCCTGCACGCCGCCGGGCACGCCGCCGTCGCCGCACGTCACGGTCCCGGTGATCTGGACGCCGCGCCCGTCGTTATCGTCGACCTCGCAATAGAGCCGCTTGAAGTTTTTGATCGTGAGCTGCCCTTGGCCCTCGCCGCGCAGCGACTTGCTGGCGTATCGCTTGATCAGCGTCGGGTCCGGGTGGTCGAACAGTCGATAGAGGTTGGTTCCGTCGGTGCCGTAGGCATGGGGTCCGCTGTCCTGTTCGTAAGTCCCGATATTCGTCAACTGGACCGTTTGACTGGCGACGGACCAAAATTCGTGGCCGCGCGTCGGATGGTACATCAGCAACAGATTGCGGGTGACGCCCCACGGGTCAGTGAACCGCCCGTTGGCGAGGACGACGCGGAAGCCGTGCATCGTCGCGGTGGCGAAGGTGGGATAATACTGACTGGTGTCGAGCGTGTTCCAAATGTTCGTGGTCTTGTCGCCGATCGGCTGGGCGTCGCCGCCCTGCATCAGGAAGAACCCGGCCATGTTGAACATGAGCATATAGCGCCCGATGACGCCGACAGGACGCGGAAACCGCTGGCCGACTTGCGGGTCGACATTCTCGTAATTGAAATTCGTGGTGAACGGGCTTTCGGGCGTGCCGGACCCGGTGAGCTGGATGTTGCTAATCAAATCGGTTGACGAGTCGCCGAAGACGAACATGTAGCCAGCGACGGCGTGCAAATCCATGTACGAGTAGACGAGCCTGTCACCGAAGTAGCCGAACGATCCACCCCCGCTGGTCGTCGAGAAGTCCGCTCCGTTGGAGGGCGCTGAAAAACTGATCACGTCCTTCCCGGCTACCCACAACCGTGATTGATAGACTTCCATTGCGTAGATGCCGGGTAAACCGGACGGCATAGGGGGTATCGGAGCTGCCGGGTCCGTCTCCGCTAGGTCGGTCAGCCAGTCGGGCGCCGGATCGCCGGGCTTGCTGAGTGTCGCTCCGTCCCATGCGTACAATCCCTTTGGGCTTCCGAACAGGACGCCGCCTTGCTGGCCAGCGGCGGAGCCGAAGAACGCCGGTCGCCAGACTTTTGCGCTGGCCCAATATTGCGGAGCGATCGGCTCCCAGACTGCGCCAGCGGCGCGCAGGCCGGTGACGGCGCTGGTGTTCAGATCAACTTCTTCGATCGTGCCGTCAGACAGAAACATCCAACCCATAGCGCCAGGAGGAGGAGCGCCAAACTGAGGGGTTTGATTGCCGTAAAAGCCAAAGAAAACGCGAAGGATCGAAAGGTTGGACCCCGCCGGGACGGTATATATCGGGGCAGACGGTCCCCAACATGCACGAAGATTTCCGGGGCCGATTGCGAATAGATTTTCGTCCCACCATTCCTCTTGGTCATCAATCGCCCCCCGCTTGGTTTGCTGGTTCAGTCCTTTCCACTGATCCAGCGTCACTAGCTCGGGAGGATTAGCAGACTGGACCGGCATATGTCAAGCGATCCAGTTTACGCTGATCGGAGTGTTGCGCCGTAGGCGTTCATCACCATTTGCGGAGCCACGACGGACGCGCACATGGGAAGGTCGGCGGCAAACAGTTCCGCCATCGCTTTCGCGTCGTCTTGCCGCTGTTGCTGAAACAGGCACAGCACGGCCGCCCAATAGCTGACGGCGTCGGTCCACGGATAGGGGATCGGCTCGATGTCGTCGTCGGTCAGGAGCGGCGAGGGGATCAGCGTCAAGTCGACCTCCAGCGGCGCGGCGATCGACGGGACTGGCGCGAGGTAGAGCGCGCCGAGTGGACCCGATCCATATTGCGTCCACCAGCCCGGCTGGCTGATCGTGCCGTAGAACGTCCCGCCATAGATGCGGAAGCGCGCCTGAAAATCGGTCCAGACGATTCGCTTCCAGACGGGTTTCCAAGTCCCCTTTTGGATCGACCAAATGCCGTCGACGTCTTCCTCCCATTGGCCACCGATGCCGACGGCGAGCGAGCGGCAGGCGAGGATGGATTGCGCCTGCGGGCAGATTTGCTGGACGAGCGAGGTCCACTCGCTGAACGGATAGACCTCGCGTGACGGCTTGGTCTGGGTGCCGGGCGGAACGACACGTATGCAGCCTGACATAGCGGCGATTCGGCGGCGCGAGCGATTGATGAAGCCGGTCAGGCGCGGGATCGAGAAGAACTGCCCCTGCGAGTCGTTTAGGTGCGACTGAACCTCGTCAATGTATTGGGCGAGCATGGCGTGTCATCTAGCACGCTTCCGCGACCCGGAGCGCGGCGGCAGCGTCCCGCTTCCGCTCCGCACGATCCGCGCTGGCGGCTCCTCCTCAAGGGGCGGCTCGATGACCGGCCCGACGCTGTTGCTTCCGGCGCTCGCCTCGCCGCCCGCGCCGATCGCGGTTTCGATGACGGAAATATGCAGTCCCACGTCGGCTTGCACGAAGGTGTAGCTGGTTCCGCTTCCGGGAAAGATCGGCGAGCCATCGCGCAGCCATTGGTAGGCGTAGCTCGTCGCGTTCGTCCAAACTCCGGGGGTCGCGGTGGCGACTGACCCAACTTCAAGGTTGGCGGCCGTAACGCCCGGCGGGGTGGTGTTGACCGGCAGCGGGTCAGGAAATTCCGGCCAAGGGTTCCACGGCAGTTGTGGAATGGTCGGCGCGGCGGAAGGGACGACCGGCGGCGGCGTTTGCCCCGGCGTCGACGGCGGCTCGACGGCGCCCATGTTGAAGATGTTGGCGAACAGGATCGGCGGGCTTGGCGGCGTCGTGGTGAAGTCGGGAAACAGGCTCGCCGGGATGGTCGCGCTGCCGCCGGGTGCGAACTGCGGCTGGACGACGCCGGGCAGCGACGGCGGAACCGCGGCGTAGGCGACGGCCGGGCCGACAAGCGGGCCGACAGGAACCGGGACCGGCGCGGTGTTTGCGCCTGTCGGCGGGAAGACCGGCGCGTCGGCCGGGTCGGCAAGGGTCGGCGGCGGGAAGACCGGCGTGCCGGTGATGTCGATCGGCGGAGCTGGCGAGGTCGCGGAGCCGGAATCGAACACCGGCTGGGGGATGCCCGCGATCGACGGCGGGACCGGAGCCGAAACGATTGGAGGCGTGCCGTTGCTCATACGCTGAACGCCTGAATGATGGTGGCGCAGCCGCTGCCGATGATCTGGACGTTTTCGCCGTCGGCGAGGACAGTCCCGGCCGAGTTAGGTTGGATCATGGTCAACGTGCCAGCGGGGATCGGCATTTGCGTCCAGCCGAACCAATTTGGCGGCCGGCGCCCGGCGAGCGGTCTGATCGGCGGGTCGGTGCGCCCGGTTTTGCGCTGCCACGCGCGCCACGCCTCGAGGTAATCGTCATACCGCATGAACGGCGGGCAAGCTGGCGGCGGTTGACAGGTGGACTTGAACTGAGGGGGTCCGCCGCGTGGCAATTGGCCGGTCCCCGGAGCTCGCGCCGGGTTGGTGTTCGAGACTGGAGGGACGAGCATGATGACGCTGTTCGAGCCCGTCGAGACGACCCACGCGCCCTGTGGCAGGGTGTAGGGGAAGCAGCCGATTGGACGCGGCTTCCCGAACGGCGACAGCCCTGCGCCGGGTGGTCCGGGCGGCCATGCCTGAACGGGGAGCATTTAGAACCTCGCGATGCGTTGATCGAGGATGTTTTCGTAAGTCCGCATGGCGTCGGCTTGCCGCTTGAGAAGCACCTGATCTTCGTCGGGCAACGATCGAAACGTGGCGCCGACAATGAAGGCGTCGAGCTTGTCGAGCTTGTCGCCCAGCTCAAGCCTTTCCACCGTCACCCGTTCCTCGTGCGGGGCCATTAGAAGGGCGCTCCTCCCGTTATCCCTTGGAGCTGTACGCCCGTCGACGGCTTAGAGCAGACCAAATTGAGCGCAGTAAGCGATAGGCCCACGCTGGCAATCTGCCCTTGCGGGATGGTGGAGTACCAGCCGGTCCACGCGAAGTTGGCGTCCTCGTGAACGACAAGGGTGATGTACTTCGAATTGAACCCGTAGGCCGTTCCCACCGGGCAGTTAAGGTCAAAGAACAGCGGGGTGTCTCCCAGAAGGAGCCCTCGGAATCCCGAATTGACAGGATCATCCTTGCCCCATCGCGACGACGGGTCATTGTTGTACCTTTCAACCGACATGAAGTCCGTCAGGAGCGTCGTCCAGTCCTCGACCGACATGACGACGAAATCGAGCGCCTCGCCGCCCGAATTTTTCACCGCCGCGAGCATGTTGGGGATGAAGGTCGCTCGGGTGAGGATGGCGCCCGCCGCTGGCGTGACCAAGGCCTGCCAGTCGGGGTAGGTCGCGCGCGACAAGCCTCCGTAGCTGGGGGCCGTGGTTGAGTTGCCGTAGGCGTCCTGTAGGCTGAACATTTGCAGAACGTTAGTCGTCGGCGGCCCAAACAATGCCGATGACAATGCCTGCAATGAGGAGTTCTTCAGGTCATTGAGTTTCAGCATAAGGCGCGAGGCGACGGCGATCGCGTCCTGAGTGACGAGCTGTTCGAGCCCAAGCGAGCTGACCGGCGTCGCCAGGCAGCACATGTTGAACTCGGCGTTGACGGTCGCGGCCACGTCGGCGGGCAAGTTGAATTGGCCTGCCGGACCAATCCAGCTCGATTGGACGTACTGCCCGGTCTGCACGGGCTGGGTGTAGGGGCTAACACCGCCGCTGGCCCGGATCGCGTTGCGCAACAGCAGCGCGAGCAGCGGGTTTTGCTTGTAGATCAGAATCACGACCATCTGGGCGAAGACGCGCCTGACGGTTGCTTCAAGTTCGAGCCCGATCGGCCCGCTTGGGATGATGCCCGCGCCAAGAATCGGAATGGTAGCCTCCTATGGGGTTATCGTCCTCGGGCGCGCTCCTGATCCTTGTGAATTGCGCCTAGGATTTCTTTGCGTCCCCACGCTTCCGGGTCTCTGGCGATTTCCTTGAAGTTGGGCTCCTCCTCATGGCGCCAGAACTGGCTGTCATAAGTCGGCTCCGATGTCTGCGGGTTCTTACTCGCCCTGTAGGACGCCGCGACCTCGTGATCGGCGACGGCGTGTTCGTGCATCCACTTTTCCAGCTCCCCCATCGCCTCGTCGGTGAAGCCGTAATCCTTCTTCACCTTGCTGCGGCTGGTATTCCAAGCGTCCATGTCGGCCTTGGTGCGGGCGGCCTCGGCTTCCTGTCGCTTGCGGTTTTCCTCGGCTCCGAGACGCTGGTCGATTTTTTCTTCCATGTCGTAGTCGGGGATGGCGAGATTCGGGTATTTTCGCTTGATGAGGCGCTTGGCCTCCTTGTTGAGCTGCGGATCGTTGTAGATCGACTCGACGAAGTCGGCGGTCACGCGCTTGTTCTGGAGGAACGCATATTCCTCGTCAGAAATCTGTTTCGGCATCGCGCCCTCTAGCTATTGTTCGTCTTGCCGGTCACGGCTGGCTGGAGCGGCACGCCGCCTTCCGGTTTCGGCACGACCTTGGGGATGGCGCCCCACTCGCTGACCTCGGACTGCACGTCGACTTGAAGGATGGTCCGGGGCGGCGTCTCGGGCGGCGTCGTGATCGGGGGGTCGTAAGATCGGTTCTGAGCCATCACTCGTCCTCTTCCGGCTTCTGCATCTGCGGCGGCTGACTTTGGCGGGGACGCTGGGCCTGACCGCCTTGCTGGCCTCCGCCCTGATCGCTGAGTGGCTGACCGCGCGCGTCGGTTCGCGGATAGCCCGGCTGGCCTTGCTGGGAGTGCTGCCTCGCCTGCCCTGTCACATCGTGGGCGCTGGTGCTGTGCAGGTGCGCGCTTTCGGCGTGTTCCGCCGCCTCATCGTGCCGCTCGTCCTCGTGCGCGTCGGCGGCCTTGTGGTGGGCCTTCATCGCGTCTTCGTGCTTTTGGGCCGCCTGCCGGTGCTTGTCTCCTGCCGGGTGTTTGGCCATTTCGAGTTTCCTTCCCAAAGTTAGGGTAGCGTGTCAACCGTATCGGTTGACACGCTGTCGTGTGTTTACGTCCGCTTCGGCTGCGGGGTTGGCGGCAGGCCTTGGTCGGGTCGCCCGCCCGGTGCGATCGGATGCGACGGCCGATGTCCGCCGCCACCGCCTTCCGGCAGTTCGTTGTCAGGACGGGCGTCGGCGTCGATCACGACATAGCGGTACATTGCGCCCATGCCGCCGCCGCCGATCAGGACGAGCGCCAGATACTTGCCGCTGACGCCGGGCGGCAAGGGAGGCCACACGGTGCCGGGCGGCAATTCGATCGGATGCGTTGGGCGCTCGTCGCCCCCGCCTCCGCCCGGAGCGATCGGGTGTTCCGGCCTGCCTCCCGGCGCGATCGGATGCGACGGTCCACCGCCCGGAGCGATCGGCAACCACGGATGCTCCGGGGTGAGCGGTGGCCAGATGCCGGGCGGCGGGTTGGGATAAATCGGCCCACCGCCGATCCCGATGCCCTCGTCGATCCCATAGTCGGGATCGACCGGGCCTTCGATGCCGGGCAGTTCCTGATCAGGACGCCCGCCGCGCTTGCGCAACCTTAGAAACCCACTGACAAACGGCATGACAATTTCCTCCTCCAATGACGCCTGTTGGATCAGGCGATGCCGGGAATATCACGCTTTCGTGAACGCGCCGCGTAGGCGAGGCCTAGGCCTCCAAGCAGCAACATCGCCCAAGTCGACGGCTCGGGGATCGCAGCCGTCGCGACGAAGCTGCCGCTGCCGCTGATCAGGTCGCCTGTGCCGCCCGCCTGAGTGAACGACAGATCAAGCACGCCCTTGGTCCCGGCCGGAACGCCGGGGCCGGACAAGATCCCTGAACCGGCGAGGTCCAGCTCGTCGCCGACAAAGCTGGCAGAGCTTGTCGTGGTGGTGTCGGTGAACAAGCCGCCGTCCCACGAGACGGTGATCATGCCGCCGATCCCGGTCGGGATCGGGTTGGTGATGCTCAACAAGTCGCCGGGAACGAGGCCGCCCAGCGGGTCGATGACCTCGTTCGCCGTCCATCGACTGACGCCGACGGAGGTTGCGATCGCCAAATCATCGTTGGGGTTGGCCAGAACCCCCGTGGCGTTCGTCGTGAAATCCGTTTCGAGGACGACCGCCGCCGCGCTCGGGCTCGTCAAAGCTGCCAGAAGCGCAACTGATAACCACAATCTGTTCATGGAGTGCCCTTTCCTGTGTCTTGGCACTCAATGGCTATCACGAGCCCGGCAAGGGCGTCGAGGGCATGGGAGCGCCTTGGCCTTGGCTCGGGTTCTGTCCGGGCCGCCCGCCGGGTTTTCCTTGACCGAAGAGACGCTGCAAAAGCTGATTCTGGACGGTTCGCTTCATCTGATCGCCCAGCATGGTCTTCTGCACGCCGACGGCCGGTCCCATTCCGGCGCCGCCGCCGAGATGCCGGGAAAGCTGAGTTGCGGCGCGCAGCGCGTCGCGGTGAAGCTGGCTTCCGGCCTCAAGTCCCAGCGCCGCTTGCTGGATGAGCTGGACGGCTTGCTGCAACAGCATAGAGGCGTCGGCTTGGTTGCCGGGGCCGGGCGTCGAGATTTGCGGCCCCATGCGCGAGCGCGCGAACGCCGCCAATCCACCGGGGCCGGAAGGTCCGCCGCCACCCGGACTGGGAGGAGGACCGGGAGACGGAGGCCCGCCGGGGGGTGCGCCGCTGCCCGGCGGCTGTCCCTGACCCGAATCGTCTTCGCTCGCGCTGTCGACAAACGACATGTTCATTGCCCCGCAGACCGCCCCCGGCAGCCTGCGCTAGTCCGGGGGCGGTCATCCCGTGTGTGCGCCGCATTAGGGGGGACCTTAAAGGGCCGGGACGGCGGGAAACTAGCGCCTAGTGCTTGGTCTGACCAGCCCCCGTCGCCTTGCGTCTGGATCCGCCGCCTTCCTTGATCCCCAGGACGCCTTTGATCAGTTCTTCCTTCTTTTCCTCTTTGGCTGCCTCGGCTTGGGCTTTTTGCCGTTGTTTTAACCGGGCCAAAAGCAATTCCGCACCCGGCGGGTGTAACATGTGGATCAGGTCTTCGGCGTCGATCGCTCCCGCTCTAGCGAGCGCAATAGCCACTTGACGATTGTCCTCCGCGAAGGCGGGCGACGCGGAGTGGCTGTCGACTTGAACTTGGAAGTTGCCGGGGAGCTGGCTGAGTAGGAACTCTTGCCCGGTGTCGGCGGTCGTGTAGACCAGCGCGTCCATCGCTTGCATGATGCGGAGGCCGATGAACCCGACATCCGCGAGCTGGCGCTCGATGCGCGCGGCTTGCTTGATAAGGTGGGGTGATGAAGTTCTAACCAAAGTCTGAGCGTGGACTCCAGCGCGGACTCCCGATTCTCCCTGTCCTGACATGATCGGGCTGAAGCCAGCAGCTTCATCAAACAACTTGAAAACAAACTCAAGTTCTTCCAAGTAGTTTTCCGGTGGGGGGTCCAGTAGCTTCGATGCTTTCGCATTGGGATTTGGGTCGTTAATAAAACCTCCCTCATTGATAATTTTATAGTATTGCTCATCGGTGACGCTGGTGAATCCGCTGAAGACTTGAGGGGCATTGACATTGCGGTCCCACATTATTTTGATGTCGCGCAGCCGCTTGTTCAGCATGTCCTGCAACATCTGCACGTCGGCGATGCTGGAGCGGCCCCAGAAATAGCCGGGCGTCTCATGCCCCTGCACCTTGACGAACGAGTGCTTGCCGGGAACGCGTGACAGGTTGCGCCGGGTGTCATCGCCTTCTATGACGATCGGGTCGTGACCGTAAAGCACTTGGATTGTCGTCCAGTCCTCGCCCCGGTCGCGATCCTTCACCCATAGCTCGCAGTGCTTGACGGTCGGAGCGAATCGCCGGTTGGGTCGCCACGGCGTCGGAACGGGAAAGACGTTGACGATCCCGGCCGCAGAGGACGGCGCGTCGCCAACGTCTCCCAACGGTTGCAGCCCGCCCACAACCATTGCGTGAAAGTAGGTCGATTCCTCCTCGTCGCGATCCGGCCCCGGATCGTCGTCGAGCTGCTTCATGATTTGTTCGTAGCGCGGATGATCCAAGAGCGAGGTCCGCAGCCGCGACTTGCTCGGATAGCTGACGTGACAGAACGCCTCCTGCTCGTCGAGATGCAGCGTCGTTTCGGACAGGACGCCGAAATTCTGCGGGTGGACTTGCGCCACCTTGAACGTGCCGCTGTCGCCGTCAGGCAAAACCTTTAACAGGCCGCAGCCATTGATCAGGCTCCATGTCACGGCGTCGGCGAAGGTCACGTCGGCGTCGACTTGGCGGAAGTCGGCCGACAGCTTCTCGCCCACCAGCTCGGAGCGTTCGAGGATGTCGTCGGGCTCGCCGCTGTCATAGATCAGGCGCAGCCGGACATCGGTCGGCTGCATGAGGAAGCCCGCGAGCTTGTCGATGAAGGATTTGGTTTTGTTGTAGAGCGCGGCGCGGCTGTCGGCCGCCCCGGTGTAATAATATTGGCCCGCTCGGGTGTAGACCATCCCGCGCTCGCTGGCGGACGCCATGCACTCGTCGATCATCTCCTTGACCCACGCCTGCATGGTGGCGGGGTTGGACGGGATTTTGAGCGCCATCTAGTCCGGCTCTTTGTCGAGTTCGCGCTCCACCGCGTCCTTGCCGTAGTGCGCGGCGCGCATCCCCGATGGCGCATAGGGGGACGGGACGATCTGGCCAGCCGCCATGTCGGGAGTGGTGACGGGATGCGGCCCGAAGGTCTGGCCCGGCGGGACCACCGGCAAGCGCGGATCGCCTTCCGGCACCGGCTGGTAGTCGGGATGCCCCCTCGCCAGAAATTCGTCCACCAGCGTCATGTCGTGGTGGATTTCATCGCCCTCTGCCGCGCCTTGGTTCTGGCGCATGATGTTCTGCACCGATGCTTCCTGTTCCGGCGTCAGAAGGTGCGCGTTCGGTCCTCGGGTGACGGTGGTCGGGCGTTGAGTGTTCGCGGGCGGACTAAAGCCCGGCGGGTTGTTCGGCATGTGCAGCGCGTTGGCGACGCCGACTTGCCCAAGCGCCCGCGCCCAAGCCTGACTTTCCTCCGGCGTCCAGCCCGGACGCTGCGACAGTTCCGTCATCATGTCGCGGACGCGCGACGGGCTCGTTGCGTCGGCGACGGCCGCCTTGCCTTCCGATCCGGCTCGCGCCCGGTCGGCTTTGCGGCCCGCCATCTTGGATTTCCAAGCCTCGGTGTTCGCCGCGTCCATTTCCTTGTCGACTGCACTGAGCCCGGCGGCTCGGGCTGTCTCGCCGCTGACCGTGGGCTCCTGCCTGCCGGTGGTCGCTCCCTCGACGGCCTTGAGCCCGGCGGCGCGGCCGGGCGCGTTCATCGGCGGCTCGACACGGGGGGCGGGGGGCTGGCCGCCGCCAGCCATGCGGGACAGCGCGCCGATGATGTCTTGGATGCTGTAGCCAGAGCCGCTTTGTGTGTCGCCCATCACCGCAGCTCGTCGATTGCCGCGATCAGCGCATCTTCGCCCAAGCAGAGCCAAGCGCGGTCAGTGTAGGCGTGAACGGCAAACAACGCCTTGGCATGATCCACGTCGACCGCCTCCCGCTTGCAGACCGGCCACAGGATTTCGAGGTCGATTCGGCGCATCCGCGCCCACCACCAGTTCGTGATCAGAGCGACTAGCGCCATGTCACCAGACCTTGATTGCCCGCCTCTTGCTCGCCTCAATTAAGTCCGGTTGCGTCCCGCTGGCAATCCCGCGCTTGAGCATGTCCAGCCCATCCATGCCAAACTCGCGCCGGTTCTGCTGGCCGATGCCGATGGCGGTTTGCAGCATCGCTGCATGGCCAGCCTTCTGCCAGTCGGAGGGCAGGACGGAGCTGGTTTGGTCCTTGTAGCGGACCTTGGACGTCTCGCCCTGCCGGTTGTTAAATCGGATGTCGGCGACGTGGTAGTCGTTGGCGATGATGTCCTCGGCGAGCGCCCTAGCCTTGCCGCCGATGCTTCCGCCGATCGCCGGGGGGCGGAACTCCTGATTCATCCTCTGATCGCACGCTTCGCAGCTCGGGGGTGGGCTGTCCCACTGTTCCTGCGTCAGCGTCACTTCCATCCGGTAGTTGCACTCCGGGCACATGTACGTCCGGTTGATCATTGTCGAGCCCCAGATGTTTGAGGACGCGCGCCATGTCGCTTTCGAGCGCGGCGATTCGCTCCTCGGTTTGCGCGGTGCGCAGCATCATCGGCGAGCGCGGCAGGGTCATTTGCGCCAAGTCGCGGCCTTGACGCTCCACATTTGAGCGGCCTGCGCCTCGGTGATGGCGACGGAGTAGAGCCGCTTCGTCTCGGCGTCTTGGGTTCCCTCGCGCTTGTCGTGGCAAATGTCGATGATCTGCGCGTAGAGCTGTTTCAGCTCGTTCACGGTGGCGTCGCCGCTCGGGTTGAAGGTGAGGCCTACCGCCCGCTCGCCGTAGGTCATCTGTCGCTCTGCCGTCCCTGCTTGGCTCATCAGAACTTCTCCACGTGACGGTTCGCGCGCTGGTTGATTTTTCGGATATGCTCGCTGAACGCGAAGTTTAGCACGGTCCCGGCGTTCTGCGGAGGCCGGTCCCCCTTGACCGAATCCCACGTCAGATTGCGGGCGATCAGCCCGTTGCGCAGCATGTCAACCCAAGTGTGATGCGCAAGCACGCTCGCCGAAACGAGGTCGTCGTTTTCCCCGGTGTCCGGCCCGGCCCCAAGCCAGCCGTCGTCGTCGATGATCGCCTGCAATTCCTTCACGAGCCGGATCGAGCGGATTTCGATTTCCGGCTCGGTCTTCTTCTTCATCAGGCTGTCCCGCAGCGCGGTGTAGACCATCGCCTTGTTGTCCTGATTGGTTTTCCACGCGATGACGTTGCCCGCGCCGCCTAGCGTATCGGCCCGCTTGTAGAGGAACCAGCGCACGGCGCCGATCATGTTCAGGATGTTTTCCGTTCCCGGCTCGGCTTGGATGATGCCGCGCTGGGCGAGCTGGCGGAGGTTGCGGACCTCGGGAATGACCGCGGCCCCGACGCCGGTCACTTCGATGTTGGCGATGTGTTCCTTGTAGGC